TAATGTACTGATGGATGTTGCTTCGGCTGTTAAGCACGACGACAGAGCACAACGTTATCTCCAGGAAGAGGTGACAAACTTTATAAACAACCTGAAGTATAGGAGAGATTAATATGGCTCACTCAATTGATGAACTATTAAGCTCAGGTGCGCTCTCCGAAGAGGTTAGATCTTCTATCAGTGAAGCGTGGGAAACCAAGCAAACTGAACTACGTGAAGAAGTTGCAGCAGAACTACGTGAAGAATTTGCGGAACGTTATGAAAATGACAAAGCGCAAATCGTAGAAGCAATGGACACAATGATTGGCGAAGTTATTGCAAAAGAACTTGAAGAGTTCCAAGCAGACAAAGCCAAAGTAGCAGAAGATCGTGTTGAATATCGTAAGCATATGAAAGAACATGCAGGTGTTCTTGATGAGTTTGTGATGGAAACACTTCGCAAAGAAATTAATGAACTTCGCGAAGACCGTGAGGCACAAGACAAGAACATGGCCGAATTAGAAGGCTTTGTACTTGAACAACTTACTAAAGAGCTCAACGAGTTTCATGAAGACAAACGCTCACTAGTTGAAGCAAAAGTCAAAATGATCAAAGAAGGCAAAGAAGTCATTGAGCAGACTAAACGTAAGTTCATTGAAGGTGCTGCAACTAAAGTTGAAAAAGTTCTAGAATCAACAATCAAGAACGAACTAACAACACTAAGAGAAGACATCCAAGTGGCAAAAGAAAACACATTTGGACGTAAGATCTTTGAAACATTTGCAGCAGAGTTCATGAGCAGCTACCTTAATGAAGGTACTGAAGTTGCTAAAATGAACAAAGCAATGGACGAACTAAAGTCACAGCTTGATGAAGCAAACAAAGCCGTAGTGGAGAAAGAAGTTCAGCTAACTGAATCAACACGTAAAGCACGTGTTGCTGAAGATAAAGCAGAGCGCAAGCTAGTCATGAATGAAATGATGGCACCGCTTTCAAAACAACAAAAAGAGATTATGGGTGCACTACTAGAATCTACTAAAACAGCAGATCTACAAAATGCATTCAATAAGTATCTACCGTCAGTATTGAAGGAAGATGCTAAACCTCAAACTAAGAAGGTGCTAAGTGAATCTACAAAAGAAGTCACTGGTGGAAAATCAACTGAAGCAGAAGCTGCGGTAGATACTAACATTGTTAACCTTCGCAAATTAGCCGGTATAAGTTAAGGAGACCGAAAATGGCAGACAACCTAATGGAAAATTGGGCAGAAACTAAAACAGCCCTAACAGACGGTCTAACTGGAACAAAGAAAAAAGTGATGGAAACAACACTTGAAAACACTAAGCGTTACTTGTCAGAAAGTGCAAGTGCTGGTGCAACTCAAGCAGGCAACGTTGCAACACTTAACAAAGTGATTCTTCCAGTTATTCGCCGTGTAATGCCAACTGTTATTGCTAACGAGATCGTTGGTGTACAGCCTATGACAGGCCCAGTTGGTCAGATTCACACACTACGTGTACGTTACGCTGAAACATTTGACAGCGCAACTGCAGGTGATGAAGCACTAAGCCCATTCGCAATTGCAACAGGTTACTCAGGTAACGCAACAACAAACAGAGCGGATGCAACTGCAACACTAGAAGGTGAAGCAGGTAAGAAAATGAGTATTCAAGTCCTAAAGCAAACTGTTGAAGCTAAAACACGTAAGCTATCAGCACGTTGGACATTTGAAGCAGCGCAAGACGCTAACTCAATGCACGGCCTAGACGTCGAAGCAGAAATTATGCAAGCACTTGCACAAGAAATTACTGCTGAAATCGACCAAGAGATCATTGCATCTCTAACAAGTCTAGCAGGCGCAGCAGCTGACACATACAACCAAGCAGGTGTAAGTGGTACAGCTACTTTCGTTGGTGACGAACATGCAGCACTAGCAGTTCTAATCAACAAAAATGCAAACACAATTGCAGCACGTACACGCCGTGGCGCAGGTAACTGGGCAGTTGTAAGCCCAGACGTTCTAACTGTTCTACAGTCAGCAACAACAAGCGCATTTGCACGTACAACTGAAGGTCCTTTCGAGGCACCAACAAACACAAAATTCGTAGGTACACTAAACGGTACTATGCGTGTTTATGTAAACCAGTACGCAGCAAACGACGACATCCTAGTAGGTTACAAGGGTTCAACAGAAACAGACGCAGCAGCGTTCTATTGCCCATACATCCCACTAATGTCAAGCGGTACAGTACTAGACCCAGCGACATTCGAGCCAGTTGTTAGCTTCATGACACGTTATGGTTATGTTGAACTAAGCAACCAAGCATCATCGCTAGGTAACGCAGCAGATTACCTAAGTAAAATTGCTGTTACAACAAACAACCTATCATTCCAGTAATAGGTTTTCACACAATAAGAAAAAAGGCACTTCGGTGCCTTTTTTTGTGACTTTTTTTAAAAAAAGTGTTGACATTTGTTTCTGTATATACTATATTATAAACATAACAGAGACGACGGTCCGAGTTAGATAGTGCAAGGAAGAGGAGTAGACAGGCTCCGAACTTGGCTAGTAGCTGTAGTAGCAGCGCATGAGCATGGAGACATGAAGATGCGTATTTTGGAAGTAACTATCCAATGCTAGGCTCCTGGGTATTAGACAGCGAGACTGTAAACCTAGGTTGAGGGTATTCTCGAGTCCCTCCTATCATATATTATAGTGTTTTAGTATACACGCCAGAGTAGATGCACCTGCTTTCCTGTGCATAGGACAAGGGCCGAGAGGCTATCAAGTGAGTGTGTATACTAAAACACTATAATTGCTTTTCCTTTCAAATTGATGACTACAAAAGAGCTAGCCTTGTGCTAGCTTTTTTTATCTCTATGCGATAAATACTTTTAGTACGGAGATAAGATATGAGTTCGACAAAATTTAAACAAGATTTGGATGTTACTGGTAATATTACACTCTCAGGAAATGTTACAGCAAATGGTAATGTGATACTAGGTGATGCTGACACTGATAGTATTAGTTTAACAGCAGACATTACTAGCAATATTGTTCCAGATGTTAATGCTACTTACGACATAGGTACATCTACAAAATCATGGCGTGAAGTTTTTACAAGTAAAGTTAACAGTGTTAGTGGTGATGATCTAGACATACATAGCGGTGCTGACATTGCATTATATCCTACAGGAAACATTTGGATTAAACAACAAACTAAGTTAATTTTTGAAGGTACTGTACCAGATGATTACGAAATTAAATTACAAGCACTTGCTGCAACTGCAGACAGAAATGTAATTTTACCAGACGAAGACGGAACTCTTGCTACAAGAGAATGGGTTAATTTAAATGGTACTGGCAGCACTTCTGGTATTAGTTCTTTTGACTTTGGTTATTATAATACAAACTACCACACAAGTGCAACCGGATATCTATTATCTCTCGGATCAGATATTGACATGGGATCATATGCTGCACCTAATGCACTAACGATTGATATGGGATCAATATAAATATATTAATAACTCTTTGGAGAAAAAAATGGCTTTATTATTAAGAAGAGGTGTAGACGCAGACAGATCAGGAATTACTCCTGCTGAAGGCGAATTAATCTACACAACAGACACTAAGAAAGTGTATGTAGGAGATGGCGCCACTGCGGGCGGTAACGAAGTTACAGGTTCTGGCGGTGGTGGTGGAGGCACAGCCCCACGTACAACTGTAAGCGGTACAACTGCTAGTATTGCAAATGCAGCATCGGACGATGTTGATATCACAAGTGCAGCAAAAGCATACAGTGTGTTATCAATTGAAGTAGACCAAGCAGCATGGGTTAGAGTTTATAGCAGTGCTGCAGCAAGAACAAACGACAGCGGACGTTCTGAAGGTGTTGACCCAGATCCAGATGCTGGCGTACACGCTGAAATTATTACAACTGGTGCAACTACTGTTAAATTTACACCGTCAAGTGTTGGCTGGAACGATGAAAATCCTGTAACAGATACAATTTATTTGGCAGTAACTAACAAATCAGGCAGCACAAATACAATAACAACAACACTATTAATTTTACCATTGGAAACATAAAATGAACTTACACAAATATGCTGTTGTATTACACAACTACGAAGACTTAGACGACTTTTATAACGATATGGAAACAGACGGCGGCTCTGTTACTATTCCAGACAGAGCAGTAGATGTTGAATTGAGAAAACCTAAAAGTCGAGTTACACATTATATGTTAACACCACAAGAAGCCTTAGAAGTTGTAAACGATGCAAGAGTACAATTTGTAGAAATAGTAGATGATAGTCCACCGGAAAGAATGTTTACACAAACAGGACAGTTTTCAAGAAGTTCAAGTTTAAATGCAAACCATAACCAATGGGGATTATGGAGACACATTGCTGGGGAAAACAATAACAATTTTGATAGCGCATCTGATACTATCAATGGTACAATTAACTATCAATACACAGGAAGAAATGTTGACGTTGTAATCTTAGATGACCAAGCATGGGAACCAAATCATAGAGAATTTTTAGATGGTAATGGTGTTAGCAGAGTTGTAGATTACAACTGGTGGCAACATGCCTCTGCAGTTGGTGATAGTTCACACGTTGGAAGAACATATGCCCAGCGTGGTACAAGTGGTAACTTTCATAATATTCACTGTGCAGGAACAGTAGCAGGGCGTGAAGAAGGTTGGGCAAAGGATGCAAACATTTATTTCTTTGCATTAAATTTTAGCGGCAATGATGCAAACAACAGTATTTCTCCTTCTCTAGCATTTGACTACATAAGAGAATTTCATAATAATAAGCCGATTAATCCTGATACTGGATATAAAAATCCAACTATCGTAAACAACAGTTGGGGTTATAGTCGTAGTGCTACTTCAGCATCTAGCATTGCATCTATTACATTTGATGGTACAACACATACACCTGGTGGTACTCAAGATACTGAGTATAATGGATTTTACGGTGCATACAGCACTACAAGCCAAGTTGTAGCTAGAGTAGGTGATCCAGAAAATAGTAAAAATAGATTTACAACTACAGGTACTGCAACCAGTGTTACTGATAGAATGGTAGCATGGCCAGACGAATGGGATAAAATTGTAAACCAAACATTTAGCTTTACGCAAACTGATCCAGCAGACAACTATGAGATTACAGTACTAACACCATGTGATGTTAGACAGAATAGTAGAATACGAGCAAGTTGTAACAGTGAAGATAGTTATATGATTATTAGACGTATTGTTAACAACGGTGCAAGTATTGCTACAACAGTTAGAGGTCCAGAGATTGATTTTGAACTAACTGGTGGTTTTGGATTTAGTTTCTTTGGTCCAACAGGTAACGTTACAATTAGATATATTGTAGAAACATATCCTGCAGACGGTGATGAATTTACATTTGATGTTGCATGGACTGTTACAACAGGTGAGCGAGGACAGTTCTTTAGCGATTTTAATGCAGATTTAGGAAACGATGAGTTTGAAGAATTTACAGAAGATAATCCAGCAGCAGATCCTAACGCATCTGGTTCAGTAATAACTCTTCCTCACACAGCAATTAACATAACAGGATTAACCGCAGACAGTTCACCAACATCAGGTAATAATGATGACGGATATTGGACATTAAATTTACCATTTGACATTCAGTATTTAGGTGTTACATACAATACAATACATGTTGGAACTAACAGCTATGTTACATTTGGTAGTGGTTCTAGTACATATAACGTGTCTGCATCCAACCCGCTGTTACCTAAAATTATGATAGGCGCCAGAGATAGACGAGGTTATAGTATCTGGCACGGAGTTTCAGGAATTACTCCTAATAGAGAATATAGGGTTGTATGGGAAGGTCATGATCGTTATTATATTAATACTCCTGAATCGCCAAATATGCGTTGGGAATTAACATTTTTCGAAAATTCACCTAATGAATATGAAATAAATTGGGAACAAAATGGAGCCAAAACTATTTCAGGCGGAGGAACTACATTTACAAATGCTGAATTACAAAGTTTTGGTTATAACACTGGTGGTAGACACACTGCTACTAACCTTTCTACTGATGCAGATATTGTTGATGCAATAGCAGACGGCGTTATTGTAGTAGCTAGTGCAGGCAACGGTCGTGTGCCAATGTATAGCTCAGATCACCCATATTATAATAACTATATAACAACAACTGGCGGAAGTAATTCTTACTATCATAGACCACAATCACCTGCGGGTGCAGGTAATGGTACAGACAGTGCTGTTATTTGTGTTGGCGCATTAGATAATACACATTTGAATGATA